GATGTCCGATACCTCATCGACATCCTCTAATACTTCAGCCTCTTCGACTGCCTCGGTCTGCTGGTCTTCAGTTGCCTCGACAGCTTCTTCAGCTTCTGGTTCAGGATTTGGTTGTGGCTCAAAGATCAGGTTTTCTACTGCGTCCAATGATCCACTAGGCTTAGTCGTATCCATAACGGTGCTATCCTCTTCTCTCTATGAGTTTCACCGCATTCACGTCGGACTGCAATGATACCTCGATTGATTTTAATGCTCGCAAAATGGCGTGAGCCTCCTCACGTTGTTCCAATTCATGAGCGGCACTATTCACGAAAATCTTTGTTTGTTGATTTCGTAAATCCTTCATGGTCTCTTGAAACCACTCGTTTTCTAGTAATGACTTAGAGCGTTTAGCCCTTTGCTCAATATCCACTACCTTGCATTCCCATCATTTGAGCGTGATGCTCCCTTACGGCAGCTTGCTCACCCTTTATTTCTTCTACATCCACAGCTGTTCCATACTTTCCGAGTATCTCAGCGACCTTAATTGCTAAGTCTTGCACCATTTGATCGCGCTGTAAATCGTCTTTCATTGCCAACTCGTGCATTTTAGTCTGATTGTTCATGGCTGTTTTTTGCATATCCATCTGTGATTTCATCATTTCTGTTTGCATAAACGCTTGGTTTGGATCCGGTGCCTGTTGCTGCATTGCCGCCATTTGCATCGCTTGTTGCTGTTGTTGTGCCAACATTGCAGCCTCAACATCCTTTGTCATCGGCGCAATATATCGATCACTGTTGCGGATCCCGGCAAAGCCCATAATATCAGCAATCGTGTTTCTAATTTGCGTTAAAGAAACTAAACCGTTTGCTGGACCATATTGTTGATATATTGTTTGTTGAATTTGAAGCAATTGCTGTAAAACCATAACTTTGTCATTTTCTCGACCTGTTCCGACACCGACGTTAATGGTCATATCCATATCAGCATCCCAGTCTTTAATATCGACAGGAATAAACTCACCATTAAGACGCATAATTTCGTCTTTATTAGTGTTTTTTATCATGCACTGAAGCATTAATTTAAACATTCGTTTCATGCCGCCTTCAGCGAAGTTTCGAGCTATAACTTCTGCCTGACCTGTTTGTCCTTCTTGCGAAGCAGCAATGGCCGTTGCGGTAGTGCTTTTAAGAACATCCGGATCTAACCCTTGCGCCATTTTTGAAACGCCAGTTTTATTATCAACCAATTGATCAAAATACTGCAAAGCCGGGAGTGTGGATCCGGCAGTAAAAGGCACGGTCATCTCAGACACGGCATTTGGAGCAGTAACTCTAACAATTCTGCCAATCTCATTATTTAAAAGGTCATCAACTGCACAAAGAGATTCATTAACTAACACACCGGGATTGTTTGTAAGTGCAACATTGTCAAGCACACCTCTGAGCATTGACGTGGCAGCATCTTGATCATGTATAATTAAATCAACTAAAGACGTCCCAAAAAATGCGTGGCTTTCCGGGTCGCACTCAAAAATCGCGTACGGAGCATAATCAGCCTCAGTGTAATCGAGCAACGTATACATACCACCCGCACAAGTAAATTGATAAAGCTGTGGAACACCAGTTCCTTCGATGTCTAACATCATGTAAGCAGTTGTAACTGTTATCTTTTTTGACGATGCTGTAATATTTTCATCGTCACTGTTGTCTACCGTGTACCCACGCCTTTCAAACTCGGTCTCATCGTCAACGCTGCTGTAGTCATCGCCGTCTAAACCTTTGAGATCATCCAACGAAAAACCCATCGCTAATAAATCAGAAATTCTTTTTTCGCTCGTGTGACCACAAATGTAATAGTCATCCATACTTCTTGCGTTCCGATCCACGAAAAAATCCTCTGGAGGTAAACTTTCGATGCAAAGATCACCAACAGACACCTGGCGACTTATTTTTACGTCGTGCGATGTTTGAGACACTTCCATGCCTGTTTCATCAATAACAGCGGCTTGAGTTTCCTCATGCTCAACGACCTCAACTTCGTCATCTTCCACAAGCAAAGCAAATTCTTCATCATTTAAATTTGTATAAGTGTGTATTTCACTGCGCATTTCTTCATTAAAATAAACGTAGGCAATCCCTGTTTTTTTAACCATCGCGTCCTGCATTACGTCATTTAGCAATCTATAACCATTATGCTGATGAAACTTATACGTTATATATGACGTTGCCTGTTCTGCCGCGTTTACGTCCTCTGGACCGCGTGGCACAAATTCCACTGGTTTTTCGTTTGTTAAAAAAATCCTTTGAATTGAAGGCTTTAATCCTCTAACAGCCTCACGACACTTTGTTGCTACCACACCGCTTCGGCCTTGCTCATGCCCTATATCCACCTCGGCATCATAGTATCTTTGTGCTTTAATTCTTTGTGGTTCTATTTCGTCGTCTATGAAATCAACCGCGTCTTGGATAGCTTTGGAAACAATGCTTTCAATTTGTAATTGATCTAGTTTTTCTAATTTCATCTTCTTAGCTCCATTAGCTCCAAGAGTCCCATATCGTCGGCAAGCGCAGTGCCAACACCGCCTCCGACAACTGCTCCTGCTCTTCTGCCCGCGCCCATAACACGACCCTTGTTAGCATCAAACCAATCCACCAGTTTCTGCATAGCACTATCGTCAAAGATAGCATTTTTCACTAGGTCTGGATCCTCAGAGACAAGAATTTGCGCAATCCTTAAATTTTCATCTGGTGTTAAATCTCTTGAAAATCTGTTTGCAAGTTTACTGACTGTTCTAAAATAAGACTCTGGGTTGTAACTGAAGAGTCCAATAACGTCCGACGCGCCAATACCAGAATTTTGTGCTTGTTTAGAAATTTCGCCTTCAATAGTTATGCTATTGTTTAATACTTTTTGTGCCACGTCTTCGCTTTCAGCAGCAAGCTGTAGCTGTTTAATAACTTTATCGTAATCAGTATCATCAGGAATCAAGTTACGAAGCAACATTCCCGGTTTTTTACTGTCATCAACTAAATCTCTAATAATACCTTTTTGCCTTGCCTGTGTAAGTTGCTGCTGAATCCCGGCTAAAAACCCTGTTCTAAAACTATCTAACGCTTCGGGTGAACCAAATTTTTCTTCAACCTCCATAAGCGTTTCGTAAACGTCTTTTCCACCCAAAGATTTTTTGCCCGACTCAAAAGCGTTACGATTTATTTGTATTGCCTGTGCTTGCGCTCGAGCATCTGCAAGTTTTGGAAATGCCTTATTTAATTTATCTTTAAGACGTCGACCTAGGTTTCTTGTTCCACTTGCCAAGAAAGGTTTGGTCTTTTCCATCGCAATACCTCTATCACGAATAACTTTATAAACCTCTTCGGCCTCTTGCACTGTTGGCCTACGTAAAAATTTTATATCGCCCGCATCGTTAAAACTAAATAGTGGTTTTCTCATTAACGTGTTTTGCATTTCATTCAGATCTTCTCCAAATTGCGGATTGCGCTCCAAGATCTTTTTTAAATCATCAAAAACGGAGGCATCGACGCGAGGTCGTCTAAATTGTTTATATTCTCTACTAATTGCTTTTTGCGTTTCCAAATCGCTGTCACGATACTTTCTAACGGCCTCCATATTTGGATCGCCATCGTCAAGCGTCTCAGATAAAACTTGCCCGGCTCTGTCGCGCTGCATTCGTGGTCTTTCTCTCATGGCTTTTTGAATAACTGGCGTTGCCGGACCTGTTTGCATTATTTTTATAGCAGCCGCTAATGTTCTGTTTTCAGCAAGTATGCGTCCATCCATAAGGTCTTGTACAACTTGCTCTGGATCTTTTCCGGTTTGCTGTACGAGCCTTTGTATTTCGTTCTCAACAACACTTGATCCTCGTCGGCCCGCAATCCTTCTGCCCGCATCCGACAACCTTTTCAGCCCACTCATCACAATGTTTGCAGCAGTTCCACCAAGCACAGCCCCCGGAGCACCAAGAGCGGCACCCGGTAACGCCCTATCAGCCCGTTGATTAAAATCACCCTCACCAGTGCCAAAACCATATGCAGCACCCTCTAACGCACCAACACCAAGCAACTTCAACCAACTTGGAGCAGCAACTGCTGTTGATGATCCACCAGTAAATGGTGCCGCAAGAAGAGCTAAAGCTGTGGGAGCCACCGCACCAGCTGCTTCATAGCCCATAGAACTGCCCGGATACGCTGCCTGGTAAGCAGCCAACTTATCCCTGACCTCTTGCAAAACATCCTCATATTGACGACCGCTCGCTAACGCCACCGCTCGCGCCTCTAACTCATCTGCAAAACCTAAAGTGAGACCTTGTCCCATAGATCTTAGTCTTTGTTTAGGAACTTCTTCTCCAAGGGCTGCCGCTATTGCTGCGTTACTGTTTGCCATAATAATCTATCCTAACGTGACATTGATTCTATATATTGAATGCGTTGGTTTTGACTCATGTTTTCAATCCAATGTTTTTTCCAATCTTCATCTGTGGCAAATGTCTCAGCAAACTTTTTCCAATCCTTATCGTTTGGAAAATCGCTTGGAGATGGTTTTGGTGGTATTGTTTGTCGTTGTATATCTTTGTTAATTTCAGGGATTGTACCTTCGTAACCTTTATCGATTATAATTTGGTTAACAGGCAATCCTTGCTGTTTAGCAAGCTCTGTATACTGCTCTCTAATTTTACCGAATTGAGTCTCTGCTGATCTGTATAAACGCACTGAACGATCAACGAAATCGGCTCTTTGCTCCGGCGTTAAGGTAGTACCCATAACCATTTTGTTGTATATTGCCCTAACTCTTTGGCTTACGTTTCCAGTATCTCTTGCTGTTGCATATTCGCCTTCCCGAACTGTGGAACCGGGATCAAGTAACTTCATAAAATTAAAAATTAAAGCCATATCGCCCGCGCCAGTGCTGTCCTCGGCAGATGCCATAATTCGCGCAAAAGCAGCAATTTGTTTTGCGAACTCTTTAGTTTCAGGCTTTCCAATAAATTCTTTTCGTAAAGCATTTGTTTGATCACGTAGATCTTTCGCGGTCAATGTTCCGTCTTTTTTATCTTTCAAATATTGCAAATATAAAGCCTGACCGTCGCCACCGTTTCTTATTGCGTCAGCATACGGTTTACCGCCCGGCAATGAATCTAACAATCTTGCTGTGTTGTTACTTTGTAATGTTTGCTTTCTAGACGTGCCTCGGTCTCTAATAACTTGCCCCATGCGTTGCTCAGGAGGCAACAACGGATCCAAAGCCTGAGTTACATTTTCAATTGCGGTCATCCCGGTCTGTGGGTTTACGGCCCCACCAAAACCAAAAGTGCCGAGTAAACCCTGTGATTGTGGCTCTTGACCTCTTGTTGTGACTCTCATGTCTGGTTGTTGCGCGGGCTGACGACCTAGCATTTTGAATAAATAATTTTGCGTTTCTGCGAATGGAGGTACGCCACCAAATTTGTCGACATTTCCGGGACCAGCGTTATAGGCTGCCAGTGCCAACTCCATGTTGCCGTTATATTTGTCAAGCATCTGCCTAAGATACCTTGCGCCGCCCTCGATGTTTTGCGTTATGTTAGTCGCGTCAACACCGAGTTCTTGAGCAGTGCCGGGCATCAGTTGAGTTAATCCAATCGCACCTTTTGGCGATACAGCGTTTTGGTTAAACCCGCTTTCTGTGTTGATAAGACGTAAAAATATCTCAGGAGGCAAGTTATAGCTTGCCGCCGTCCTCCTTGCTAAATCCTCTAGGTCGTACCTGTTCATTTTACAGCATCCCTAAAACTTGTGCGTAATTAAGCAACCCCGGATTCATATAACTTTGCTCACCTTGCAACTGAGGCATTCCGGTGATTCCGGCAGTAAACGTGCCTAAGGCTTGGTTTGGTGCGCCAGTTTGCCCTCTGAATTGCGATTTGCCCGCGTCAAGTAACCTTTGCATTGCCGCTTGCTGTAAGGCTCCCTGCGCCATTTGATTTTGATTCAGTGCCTGTCCCATATTAAAAGCCTGTTGCCCCACGTTTTGAAGCCCTGAGGCGGCGTTAAAGGCATTTGCCATAGAGGTGTTAAAACCTTGTTGTCTTAATCTGGCAGTTTGATCAAGAGCTTGCTGATTAAATCCTTTGAGAGCCTCGGCCTCCGCTATGCCTTGCCGTGAGCCTCCATATGCCCCCGCAGATTGTGCTTGCGCTCCTATTTGGTTTAAACCCATTTGTGCGGCAGTGCCGACGTCTCGCAAAGTTGCGTCAATCACCTGTTGTTGATAGGGATTCATCATTTGCATCGCTCTAGCACTTGGATCCGCGTAAGTGTTGAGTGCCATCTGATTAGCGGATGACGCTCTCATAAATGGATTGGTCGGCTGTGGTGTTGCGACAGCTTGCGGGTTTGCTCCTCCGGCCATTTTTACTTTCCTCTCTTTTGAGCGGCAGTCATTTCTAACGCCACTGGTTGATTTGAAAGACTCCTACTACCAGGTGCTCCTGTGACAGGATCTATTGTCATGCTTTCAATAAAACTGGCTTGCCCCGGCCTGTCAGCCGAAAAAGCGTCCATACTTGCCTCCATCAACGGCTGCGAGGCATAGCCAGTAACGCCACCCATTGTCGTGGTTTCAGGCATGTAACTTGCGGTGGGATTTGCCGAAGCCATTCCAAAAGCAGCGGCGGCGTCGTTTGTATTTTGAAAAGCTGCCTCTTGCATGGGAGAGAAAGCGGCAACGTCTGGACCGTAATATGGAGTATAGCCAATTTGAGCCGTGTCTCGCGCTTGACCGACTTGCTGCTGTAACGCCGTCTCATAAAACCTTGGTAAGGTTATATTTTTTTGATTTGTACCACCTGCCATTTTACACCTCTTTCACAAAATGAGCTTGCAAGAATGACCATCCTTGTTTCTCTAATGGCTTTTTCCATCCTAAACGACCCGACATCATTGCCGCGTCACACTTTTGTTCGATCATCCATGCCCTAACACTGTCATGCATATCTAATATTTGATCCAGTTCACCACCCGCTAAAAAAATATTTAAGTACTTTTTTCTAGGGTATATCACAATTTCTGTAACTATGCACCCCCTAGCACTCGGCCACAGTTGCATACGCCCTTCTTTTATTCCGTCAACTATATCATCAAAGTTATGTGTACCGCCAGAATACTCCAATGCGGCCTCTATCCAGTGCCGACATCGTTCAATTTGATCTATATATAAGTCTTGCATATTAATACGTGGACAATGCCACCCTTTTCCAAATTGCTGTACTGCCGTCATGTGCAGCCGTACAAACGTAAATATAGTTAGTATCCCATGCTATCATGCCAGCCCCGTCACCAGCCGCACCAACACTAGAGCTAGGTGTGGTTTGCTTCATAGCAACTTGCTTAAATGTGTTTTGCGCTGAAACAACAGGATAGTTTTTATCATCATCCCACAAAAAGATTCCGTTTTGACTCGGATTATCATCAACGGTTTTAAAATATAATTTACCTAAATTTCTACTTAAAAACAGATTCAGCTGTCTACCCCACTGTCGTATATCCTCGCCTAAAATTGGTGGTGTGACTGGCATTAACGTTTGCCCCCTGCTTTGACTTCTAATCTCATAACACCAACACGCCAATCTGTAGCCTGATCCCCTTCAACACGCATTTTGACCTGTCTTCCGGTAAAACGCACTGATGTAGGATTACTTGGGTTGTATGGACCAAATGTGCGCTCCGTATCATTCGGATGAAACCTACTTTTAAATTTTAAATCTACGTCGCCCTGTGTTTTTTCATCGGTTATAACTTCTGTCACTTTAGCAACCTGATCTCCGTTACCAATACTAAAAGGACCTGTTTCGCAAAAAATGGCTGAACCCTCGTAATTAAAACCGATCTCGTGATTCATTATATCTGTTTTTGTTCCGTGTTTAGCCATAAAAGGATAAGCAAAAACACCACGACTCACGCCTGACGTTCTAGATAAATTACCTATCAACCAGTGGTTATCTTTAAAATCATAAGCCACATAGCGATCTATTTCTGTTGATGCGCCAGAACAATAAAACCACCAAATTTCACTATGTGCGCCGTTCACCATTCCCCACACTTTACTTTGCTGTGCGGAGTTAAAGTCGTTAAAAACATAATCGTGAACATCACAATTTAAAGTTGTAACACTGTTGCCGTCAAAATAATGAAAACTTTCTGCACCAAACCAAAATGCGCCTTGATCAGTTGCTACTGCACTTAACCTAGATACTGCTCCACAGTTAGTACCAATACGGCTAAAAGAGTACACATAAGGAGGGCCAACGTACTGAGCGATGTGAGCATCGGTGTCAGTAATCAGTAGTGTTGCACCCCTCGTCCTGACACCACACATCAGTTGACCAGCTGTGGCTAACTCTATGTCCCCGGCTTCATTGGTTGCCAGTGGAGTCCACTGTGTGTTGTTTTCCTTGTCACACCACTGCACTTTACGACTGTTTCCACCCGCACCTAATGCAAAAATAAATCGCTCTTCCGTCACAACTATTCCTTTATTATTAGTGGGTGCGTTTGTTAACGGAGTGGCTACAGTTTTCTGTTTTAAAGAAATGTTATCAATATGAAAATCTGGCGTGTTGTATGCTTGAGGTATTATTTCTATTTTTACATTTGCATCATCGGCACCAAATCTAAATATATTTGATCCAACTGACAAAGTTTCGTCAACAGAAACGGTATTAGTTGTTGTGCCAGTTACTTTTATTTTAACATTTGGAACTGTTGCTGCATCACTGTCTGTGTTTGGATCAATTAAAGTCACCGTAACATCATGACTATCTTGCGCATCAGGAGTTGTCACTAGTCCAGAAACAGTTTGATCTAAATTGCCAGAGGAAATTCTTTGTAGTTGGTGAGTTGATCCAATATCTTGTCTAAAAACGTGAGCAGAGCCAATATCTAAATTAAAAGAATGACCTGTCCCTAAAGTTCCACCCGGAGCAATGAGATTAATTGCGCTGCCACCAGACAAAATAGATAATTGAAATGTGTTTGTCGTCGCCCCAACAATAAAATAGTTTGTCCCTGTCGTTATACCACCTATATTACTGCCGCCTCCATTGCTGTAAGTGACCTCGTTTCCATTTGAAAAGCCGTGATTGGCAACAGTTATTGTGTCTGTTGAATAATCTATTGGCCCTGCGGCTTCTGCCGTCGTCACGGTGGTTATGGTATTTCCCATCGCCGCACCGTGAATCTGACACAGATACGTCAAACCGGTTGCTGGAGCATCATTTGGAACTGCAAAGGTAACACTGGCTCCTGCATTCCCCGCCACACCTGTTGTGGTAATTCCCGTTGTGTAACTTGCGCCACCGTTTGCAAATACCAAGGGGTGGTTATTGTTGCTCGTGTCACTCAAATCAAAAGTGTAGGTTGTGCCTCTAATTAAAGTTATGGATGGCGCAGTGACACCGTCAAAGTGATATTTATTGACACCACCAACATTAGCAACGGTTACAGTAACTGAAGTTGGACTGGTTGTAAGGGGATCGGGATCTAAAGAAGCGGTCAAATCAGGCGTTAAATCAATTGCGCTGCCACCCGATGTGGATGAGAGCTGAAACTCTGAACCGGAAGCATTCACTATAAAATAATTTTGATTGTTTACTAATCCACCAATATCGGTTCCAGAACCGTTGGAATAAGTTACTTCATCACCGTTGGAAAACGAATTTGACGCAACAATTTTGTTAGTTGTTGTGTTTTTAATTGCCTCGTTATCAGCGTCGACCGTCAGAGAATAATTAGCAGATAAAGGCAATATTGTTCCTGCTAGTGAAGCCGTTAATTTAAAATTATTTGTGGTCGAGTCTATTATAAAATAGCTAGAACCTGAGGTTAAACCTGTTATAGCCGTTTGCCCGCTTGGGACTACGTAAGTGACCACTTGACCATCCACAAAATCATGATTTGGTATAGTTATCGTATCGTTAACTGCACTAACAATATTCGTGTCATTTGCGTCAAAAACAGGTTTGTATTGTGCATAAACTGATACGCCACCTGATATTGACCAATTAACACCTTTTGTCCAATTGGCGTCGACCGCAAAATCACCATTTGTAACTAACTCAGAACCAACGGTTACGACTAAGGGCCATTCTAAAATACGCCCATCATCCAGGTGAAATGCGATGAGATTTTCTCCGAAGTTATCAAGCTGCCATGTGGTCGCCTCTTGCGGGATACTATCACTGGTCACCGGCCTTGGCTGACCATAATAACCAGTGCCGTAAAATCCAAAACCGTATCCCGTATTGACCGCAGCATCTTCACGACCGGACGCTAAGTCATCCGGCGTCAAATCGTAGCAAACTCCCGCACCTGTCATGGCTATTAATTGATCGTGAGATCCGCCAGCAAGCCACGCAGTTCCATTGTTGGACTGCCATGAGTGCATACCTCTGACAGGATTGTTTGCAAATGCCACTTTACGCTCGGTCCAACCACCTATCGGTTTTAAACTACCATCTAGCCACCGAACCAGACTTCCATCACGCCAACGGTTTGACGCTTCGAACTCAGTTCCATTTCGATAAAAACCAGCTGGTAATTTTATAGGTACTAAAGGCATTATGTTGTCGCTCCGTAAATTGTACCACTATTATTTAGAGTGTATGAATTTCCGCTATCTTCAACTGCTTTTCCAGCAGCACCACCTTGACACTGTACAGATGTAAAAGCTCCCCGATACCCTCGGCCACCAGCAGCACCCCAGCCGCCTCCACCACCCGGCTCTCCTGAGTTTCCTCCCGAACCACCGTCTTCACCAGCTTCACCAGCCGCACCACCGTACGAACCATTAGCCGTATTTATCGTGCCACCAGTTAAGGTTTGATAGTGAGGATTATATCTTACTCCTGGTAGTATTCTACCACCTCCATCACCACCGACTGAGGTTTGATCCTCACCAGAAGAGCGAATACCACAACCACCAGCCTCCGCTCTGTATGAGAAGAGGTAACTGAATGTGCTACTATTAGGACGATAAAACCTAACTCCCTTTTCGTTCAGTTTACCACCAAAACCCATGAGAGGTGGATTATTGTTACCAATACCAGTCGCTTGACCACCACTGTCACCATAGGCAGCAAATGTAGAGTGGCTAGGTCCGTTAGTGGTGTAATTTGGATAGCCTCTTCCTTCATTATCATTAAAGTTTGCTTTACCACCGTCTCCTCCTCCGGCTCCACCGCCGCCACCGGAATAGCTGTTTTGTGGTTCAACTCCAGATGCGCCACCGCCACCGCCGCCACCAGCAATATATGCGCCAGAACTGTTTGTAATTGTTACACCACTAACACCTGAGTTTATTTTAATTGCATTTCCACCATCGCCACCACTACCCAAATTGACTGTATTGTAACCGCTATTATAAGCACTGGTAGTTGGATGTGCTAAATTTTTAATTCTTAAGCCGGAACCGCCTTGACCGCCTTTGCCAATAATTTTTCCGTCATTTATAATTGTGCAAGGTATATCAATCGTTAGCGCAGCCACTGAAGTATCATCTGACCAAACCCACATATTTGAAGGTATGCGAAGAGTGCCGCCGGACGAAATATAACTTGATGCAGTGATTTGTTGCCTTTGAGCTTGACCGTTTATAGTGCCACCAGATGTTAAGAGTTCCTCTGCGCTCTGTCCTCTGTATTCAAGTATTGAATTAGTTGTTCCTGCACTTTTATTTATTATACCTCTAATATCAGCATCATTAAGACTGCAAAGAGTTCCACTAGACCCACCAGCCTCTATATGTATTTCGTTTAAAGATAAGGGGCCAGTGCTAGGTAAAGCCATTAAACAGTTCCGTAAGCTGTAACGTTTCCTGTGACTGTTAAATTACCACTAGAATCTAGTTTCATTTTATTAACGCCACCTGTTGCAAAATATAAAACACCGCCGCTTTCTGTTATTTTCCAGTTACCGAAAACAACACCGCCAGAACTGTCGTAAACAACCGCTTTGTTATTAACCACTGTTCCAGCTGCTGCGCCATCGAGCAAATCAAACTCTGTATCAGTGACGCCAGTAGCCCTTAAATCTTTTGCATAATTTAAATCTGCTTGTGTTCCTGTAAATCCGCTTAATTTGCTTAATTCATCCGCAGTTGAAGTGACTGTTGTTCCGTTTATTTTTAACGCACTTAAATCAGGTGAAACTGTGCCAGAACTTCCATTAATGGCATCTTGTACAGCCGTTAGTGCCGTATTAGTTGTCTGACCCCATGTGTCCTGACTACCGCCCACGGTTGGTAGTGTCAAATTTAATGGCATATTTTTCTTTCCTTTTCAGTTAAATTTGCTTTATCTAATAACTTCCAGGCTGAGGCAGTCCTTTCGGCTAATTCGGCTAATTCCATTGGTGGGGTTTGATCACTTGGAAGAATATCAACTAGCTCGGAGGGATCTGACTTGGATTTAACAGTACCTTGGAGACTTACGGTAATGCTTCTCAATTCACAAGAAAGGAGTTCATCAATTTCCTCTTTGGTTATTTTCATTTCTTCAGCTAGCTCACCACTAGTGGGTGGAATACCCTTAAGCTGCATAAGCTTTGATTTTGCTGATCTTAGTTTTGTAAGTTTTTCATTAATGTTAACAGGGATCCTAATCGTTCTACTTTGAGTTGATAATGCTCTATTTAAACCTTGCCTAATCCACCAATAAGCATAGGTAGAAAACCTATGTCCTCTAGACGGATCATATTTTTCTACGGCTCTTGTAAGACCTAAAGTCCCCTCTTGAATTAAGTCCAGTAATTCTAATCCTTTCCCTTGGTATCTCTTGGCAAGATTGACAACTAGTCTTAGGTTGGCTGTTATCATCTCGTTTTTAGCTTTTTCACCAATTTTGATCTTTTTTCTTTCAGCTTCGGAATATTCACAAGCAGGCCCTTTCCCTCCTGCCTCTTGACATCTGTTAACAAGCACAACCATCTCTTGGACTTTTCTGCCCATTGTGAGTTCTCTTTCGGGAGTCAAAAGTTGATGACGACCTATTTCTCCAAGAAAATCGCTTAATGAACTCACGATTTACCTCACTGTCAATATATTTAACTTATAGTTAATTTAGTAATAAGCCATACATGTAATAATTAATTAATAATTAATTAATAATTAATTATTAATTATAAATTAGTTAATTT